TGATTTAATAAATTTTGCACTGAAAGATTGCCTCCGCTTAATGTATGCAAAGCATTATCTACATCAATAAATGCTCCTGTCCATCCCGATCTTCCTACTCCTTCAAACAATAAATTATCTAAATCCATTTCAGGGCCATCTAATTGTTCATTTCTTATGTAAGCGACTCCAGAGCCAATAGCAGTCATTAATGCTATTTGAGTTAATGTGTTGCGATCTGCTTCCTGCAATGCGGGAATTAAAACTCTAGTATGACTAGACATAGCAAATGATTTAAATTGCGTTATTAATGATATGTATTCATTTGACATAAAAAGAGGACGCTCTCCAAGTCCAGGTGTAACAACAACAGTTCCAACTTCTTTACTTAACGCATTATCAAAAGCGTCTTTAGCAATTAAATTATCCCAAGCAGAACTGTTTGCTATAATGTTTGCGTCTGTTCTTTGCCAATTATCTTTCATTGCAAATATAGACTCTGCTTCTTCTTTACCAATTCCTGATTTAGCCAATCGCTCTCGTTGAGACTTTGTAGCTGTACCAGCTATTAAAGATTCAACATCACTTAATATTTTAGTGCTAGTAATAATGCCTGTTGCAGTTTTAGCAAAGTCGTTCCAAAGAGACATACCGTTAATTATAAAATTCAAAGAAGACATTCCTGCAACTTTAGATTCAAATCTATTGTGCATTCCAAACGTATCGCCAACATCAGCTATTTGAGCTGCTCTACTGTTTAACCAAAATTCAAAACTTTCTCCTACTTCACGGTTTTGAGCTAATCCTTTTTTCCAAACATCGTTATTCATTAATGCTTCAAAAATACTTCCCATAGATTTACGCAAACCATTTGCTGTAACTACTCTAGCTATATCTGGAGCCGCCGCCATAGCTCCGGTTAGTTGAGTCATTGCTGCAAAATTTTTAGCTATTCGAATGCCGGAAGATATTTTACTGTTTGGATCTAATGGAGTCATATAAGTTCCGCGCATTAAATCACGCATTCCATAAAGATCTTCAATGACTGTATTCATTTCTTTTTGTAATTTTTCTGAAGGGTTTTCTTTTAATCGCGCTTGATAATTTGCTTTTACTATTGCAATAGGGCCAGCTTCCCCATTAAACACATTGCTTGTTTCCAAATCAATAGAACCAAATTTTCTATACAGCTCTAAATCAGGAGCCATAGTTCGAGAATAAGTTGTCATAATGCTAAGAATATCTGATTCTAAAAATTCAGAATAATTTTCATCTTTTATAAAGTTAAGATCTCTAGCGTGAAACGCACTTGCTGTTCCAGTTTTAGTGGTGTCATCAGAAGCAACAAACGCTTTATAAGTTTTTAATCTGTTAGCGGTAGCAACAGCTTCTCCAAGAGTTAAGCCTCCGTCTTTTTTTAATTTTGCAACAAGCCCATCAAAATTCTTTTCTATTTTGTCTTTTCTCCACATTCTTGGAAGATACGAAGATTTATTTTTTGCAAGCGCCAATTTAATATCTGCAATTTCTTTTTCTAATTTAGCGACTTCATTTTTTAAACCTAATCGAGCTGAAGCTAAATAAGATTTTTGACTTGATGCAGTTCCTGCTTTAGCGTTTCTACTTTTAAATAAAGCGCTATCGTCTAAAAGCAATTCGTTATTAAGTTTTGAAATTTGACGTGTTTGTTTATCCCAAGGAATACCTAACTCCATCATTTCATCAAAATACTTTGTAAGAACTTTATCAACTTGGTCAACAGTTTTATTTACTTCAGGTATATTAGATTGCTTGCCAGATCGTCTCGCTTCAGAAACAAGCTGTCTAAATTCTAATGCTGTTGGAGCTTTGCTGTTTGGTCTTATTCCTACTGCTCCAGCAATGCGTCCAGCTTTTCCAACTCCTATATTTTTAAGAAGCGCAGAGTAATTGTCATACACTCCTTTATGCAATAGCCCAATATCTCCTCTATACTTTGTTCTGACTAATGTTTCTATTGCGGTTTCAGTTGCTTGATACGCAAATTTTTCTGTATTCTTCATTAGCTTTGGAACAACTTCAAACACGTCTAACATTAGTTGTTTTGCGTTAACATCTGAACTTGATAAAACTCTAGCAATTGGAGTTACTTTTCCTAGCCCAGCCCATGTTTTTTCTATTGAGTTAGACTGTAATTCTTCTCCTAATGTTTGCGGTCCAGAAAACTTTCCTGTTGCTTCAGCTCCTACTGATTGAGCTTTAGGCTGTTCAACGTTTATATCTTTTATTACTCCGTCTTGTGCTGATACTTCTATATCATCAGCTATTTTTTCTCCAACAGCGTGACGAACATACGCTCCTTCAGAAGTAACTGCGTCACCATATCGTGTTTTTATAGTACCAGCCCCTACGTTTATTCCTCTAAATAAACCACCAATTGCAAATACAGCTGCTGTTTCTAAACCTGTTATTTTTGCTGCATTTAAATAAGGATTTTTTTCAGGATCTTTTTCTTGAGCTGCTTTGCCTACGTTTCGAATAGCAGAAAACGCTCCGGCTTTTAACGATTGTTTAGCAACTTGTCTAATGCCTCCGCGCACTCCTAAAGCAAGCCATGCTTCAGGCAGCATCGCCACTCCCGCAATTCCACCAAGAGCATAATCCATAGGGGCTTCTCGTATTAATTGTTTTCGCTTTTCTCCTTCCATCAAATGATGCGTTACTTGTGCATATTTTTCATAACTATCTACGCCTTCATATAAAATTCTTAAAGATTCTCGGCCATCTTGTTTAAGTTGGTCTTCATTGTTGTAATTAGGATCTGCGGGAAAATAGTTTCTAAGACCAGGAATAGTTTCTCCAAACAAATCTGCTATCTTATAAGTTGCATGATCTATTAAATGTTGTGGGATAACAGGAAACAAATCTTTAATGCCTTCTTTAAATGCTTGGTGAGATCTATTTTCACTGTTAGATTGCTCCGCTTGAAATTGAGCGTTGTATTGTTTTTGCCCAGCAAGCGTAGGGTTTAATTCTTTATTAAACGTATCGTCTTCAACAATTAAACCAATGCTAGTTGCAAACTCTTCAGGGCTTTCTCCTTCAAGTGGCCCAACAGAAACTTCGCTTTGTTTATTTAGCCTTCTAGCATCTTTAGCTTTTTGTTCTGAAATTAATCCCGACAAAGGGTCAGCTTGATTTGTCCCTCCAAATTCTAAGTCTTCATCAAGGTCTTCGCCTAACTGATTAACAGTAGGTGTTGCCATATTTGCAAATGCTGTAACCATTAATCACCTGAACCATCAAATTTTCTACTAGCGGTAGTTCTTCTTTTAAGAATTTTAGAATTACCTAAATCAAAATAATCAGAAGCAGCTACGTTTGCAGAGCTAAAATTAGAAACTATTTTCCATTCCATGCTTTCATCTTGAATCATTAATTTATGCAAAACTTTTCCATTTTTTTGAGGCAAAGGAGAAGTAGCCATAATTTTTCCTGCATCAAACAGTTTTCCAAAATCTATTTTTCCATCTGTTTTATAAGTTCCATCTTTAAATTCATAATTGCCTTTAGCTTCTCCAGAAAGATTCCAAGCAGCAGCTATGCTTTCAATCATTACAATTGCTGTATCGGGAACAGACAACCCAGATGTTAATTCAGGAATAAACGCTTGAATAACATTGTCATCAGAAACGCCTTTGCCTTGAAAAGTAGGTTTTTGTAAAACGCTGTAACCAATTTTTTCAGCTGTTTTTTCCCAAGCTATTTTTGATAATTCTTCTGTAGTTCCAACGCCTTGTGTTTGAATGTAAGTTTGCGCGGCTTGATTTCCCAAATACTTTCTAGCTTCTTTGCCTAAATGAAGCTGAACATCGCCTACATCAACCCCAAAAATACCAACTGTCATTCCATGTTTAAAACTTCTATTTTGTTCTAAAAACAAAGTTGGATTTACTCGCCTCATGTAAGTGTCCATGTAGCTAAATTTAGTTTCGTTAAAAGTAGTTCCTAAATTTTTAGCATCTGTAAGAACTGGAATTTCTAAAGATAAATGATTAGTAAAAGATTTCCAGACATCAGTAACAGTGCTGTCGGCAACATAATCTACAAAACCTTTTTCCATTACGCTAACTTCTCCTTCAACGGGAGCAGCTGTAATTTCTGCTGCAATTATATGATGCCCCATTTTAGCAGGATTATTTTTTGCTTCAATTAACATTTCTTGATAATTGTTCATATAAGAATCTCTTTTTTCTTCTGGCACTAAAGAAAATCGGTTTAAAAATATTCTTGTTTCAGGGTCAAGATTACCTAATGAACGAACAACTCCTGAGTTTTTTTCTTGGTTTCCATCAGTTACTGCAATTAAAGAAGCTAAATTAGCTATTTCATTAGATGGCATTTTAACAAGGTTGTTAAATTTTAAATTGTTTGATATTTCTGCTGGAATAACTTTATTAATATTTATAAATTCGTTAATATTTTCTGCTACAGCAGGATCGCCAGTTTCTAAAAAATTTCTGTAAGAAGGACCAAAACTTTTATTAAAATTATTGTTAATGCCTCTTTGTATATTTGCACTAGGTGGCCCAACTCTTCCACTACTAACCCAATTTGTATAATCATTATCTGCCATCATTGCTGACGTTATTGCGCTTTCAATAGCAGTAATGTGGGATGGTTTTGTAATAGGTTCTCCATTTGAATAATGAGTAGTTATTCCTGACGGCAAACCTGAGTTTGGGTTTTTTGGAGGAGCGCCATTCATTTTTATATCACGCAATGTCATTTGCAAATCTTTTGCTTGAAACGCTTCTGTTTTTATTTTTATTTCATCAGCTCTTTTTTTAACGGCATTTGAAATTATTTGTTCTTTATGGTTGGCAATTTTTTTAATAAGAATTGCTTTATCTCTTGCAGTTTTTGTGTTTTCAGCAAAGAGGTGCTCTATTTTATTTGCATCTTCTTCTGTTTCAACAGATAAAAGAGCTGTGTCAATTGCAGCTTCAAAAGATGCTGCTCTAACAATGTTGTTTCCAGCTTCAACAACACTTACTGATTTAGCATAAAGCTCTTCAGGTAAAGTACCTTTCATTGCAGGAAGCATATTTATTCTCTCTTTATGAGAAGCTCCTTCAAATTTTATCATTGTATCTGAAAATATGCTTTTTATTTTTCCTTTTACTTCCATTGTATTAAGATGATCTTTAACGCTTTTTCTAAATGTAAAATTTTCTTTATCTGTTTTAGCCCAGCTTTTTGCTGCCGAACCAAGATTTTCATCTGCTTTTGTTTTGCCAAATAGTTTAAGATCGTCCATGTAATTATTAAAAGCTACGTTTTCTCTCATTTCGCCTTTAAGATTTCTTGCCCATAATTTTGCTTTTGATGGAGTAACGCGACCTTGTGATTGACGTCGCATTTGCTCAGCTAATACATCTATTTCCTTATCAAATCCAGCAAGAACATCTGGGCTTCCAGATGATTCATTTGAATGTGCTTTGTGAATATCAACTATATCTATTCCGGCTGTTTCTGCGTCGCCTATAGCTACATTAGAATAGTGCATTGCTTCTTTTTGAGCTATTTGATTTGTGTAAGAACTAACAATTTGAGAAAAAGAAACTTGAAGCGCTTGACGTTGTTCATTATTTTCTGCGCTTTTAAGCACTTTATCTCTAGTAACTTTTGCTTCTTTAGCAAAATCTAATGTAGAAGGTGTTTCTTGAGCAAGGCTAATTTGCGTCAAACTATCAAACATTAGTGCTTTTGATTGAGCAACAAAAATATTATCAGAATCTTTTTTTGCTTGTGACCTTTCATTTACAAGATCAGTTTGCACATTTTCAGCAAATTTAGCTAATGCCCCTGAAGAAGCAGGAGCAACAATTGGCATGTTTCCAATTGAAACATTTTTCTTTTCCCGTTCAAAAGCCATTGTTAATTTCTCCTTTCTTTAAATAACGCATTTTATTAATATGGAGTGTATCCACCACCTGATGAACTGCCCCCTGATGAACCGCCACCTGATGAACCGCCACCCTTTAAAAGGGATCTTCCCCCACTAAGGATTGTACTTGCCGCACCAGTATAGGCTGAGACTTTAGCTTCTTTACCTTGCAAAAGAAATGCGCGAGTTTGACTGCTTCCAGTAACTCTTGTTGCTAAAAGATTGTCTGCATCTCTTCTAAGGTTTTCAGCAGTTAAGGCTAAAGCAGATCTTCCTTGAGAGCTGCCTCCACTTGCTGCAAATGCGGCTCTGTTTCTTGATTGTCTTTCTTGACTCTCACGTTTTAATTGCGCAATAGATCGTTGCGTTTCTAAATCTCTTTGAGCAGCCGCTTCTTTTGCTCTTGCATTTGCAACGTTTCCCGCTTTAATTTGCCCACCGGCAGCTATTGCTGTGCTGGCAACCATTAAGCCAATTGTAATTGGATCACCCATTAATACGCCAATTCTGCTTGCATAGATAAAATTGTTGCTTTCATTGGTTCAGTTAAAAGCAATGTAACTGTAGGCTCTCTTGAATAACCAAGAAACTTAAATTCAAATGGGCCACTTAAAGGATCAGGTTGACCGGATAAATTTTCTTGCACATTTCGAGTTAGCAAAACTTGATCGCTGGCAGTCAAAGAAATTGTGTCATAAGTTTCTACAATTAATTTATTTAACCGCCGTTTTTTTCCTGATAATGGACCGCCTCTGCTTGCCGCATCAAAAGGCATAGGTTTTAAATACGACAAAAACGGGATACCAATTTCTAAAGATATTTGTTTTTCGACAGAATCAGGCAATGTAAGCACTCCAAGGGAAGATACTGTGTATTCCCCTATAAAAGCGTTCCGAGTTCGTACAGCAACTTTATGGTTAGCATAGGTGTGCAACTCGCTAAATGTCCTAGAAGGGCTGCTAGCCGTCGCTGTAATCCCTAAATCAAAGACTCTGTCTTTATTAAAACGTTCAACATAATAATGATTTGTTCCTGCTACTTTTCTTTGAACAAGCACAAACAAATTATCATTTACTGCCGCAACACTTAAAAACTTATCCCCTGTAGACATTGAAGAATAAAAATTTAATTGGCTTGAAAAATGATTTTCGCTTGCCGATGTAACAGTAGAGTTATTATAAGATGTTCTTGCGCTTGTTTGGCCTGCATCATTTTTTCCAGGAAACCATAAAGACCATCCACGAGTTTCTTCTTCTCGAATAGAATGAAATACTGCCATAGATCCATTGCCCATAACATAAAAAGCATATTGTTCTGGGTAATCACTTGAGGTTAAAACTGCGCTATCAATTGGATTTTCAATTAAATGACCTGCCAAAATTGAAATAGACGATGAAGTGTAACTTTGATTTAAATCTTTATAATGATATTCTCTAATGTTTTTGCCGTTACCTCGTTGAGCAAACAAGATTGCATTATCAAAAACGTGAGGCTTAACTCGTTTGCACCCGTAAAATGTTTGAGGCTGAACATTCATGTTCGATGGAGTAATTGCTTCACCGGCATCAACTGATGTGTATAATTCTGCCCCATCTGTTAAAATTGTTAAATCACGACCTGGAATAATATATTGTATTCTTCTAACTTCTGAAGTTGCGCATGAAAAATCAATAGCGTCGTCTGATGCGGCAGTTCCAACATCAAAGTTAAAAAACTGTTCTATCTTGCTTGCAACAAGCCCAGAAGGGCGTGCTGGAGGGCCGTTAAGCCACAACCGTCCTTCTCGGAAGCAAGCGGTAGATGGGTAGCCTCTAAGGTTGCTAAATAAAGGCTCACCCCAATCTAATGTTAATAGTGCAGCCGCAGAAGAAATCGCTGATTTTAAAGTTACAGTAGCATCATGAGATAGAGCTGTTATTGCTGTTATTTCAAATTCTTTAAAAGTGTTATTATCCCCATCATCAATTATTTGAAATCTTTTTCCTACATGATCTGCGTTCCAAAAATTAACAACGGGTGTTGTGCTGTTATTTGTATAAACACCGCACGTTACAGAAGCGCCAGCAACGTAACTACCGCCAGCCACAGAAAATTTTAAATGCACTTCAGGAGCAGTAAATTTATGATAAGGCTGATTTAATCTTGTTTTGTTTTGGTTTTCGTCAAAAGCAACTTCATTAAGGCTAAAATTATTTAAAGTTAAACGCTTTAATATTTGAGGCTTAATTCCTTCATGGCAAATAATCATTGTGTCTGCAAATTGAGTAAAGTCTAAAGTCTTTATATGAGAAAGAGACCAAGGCGTTGCAATTACTTCAACTTTATTCCAGTTAGGCGCACCATAAATTGTCATTTTTTGTGCAGTAAGAACCAGCAAATAACTTTGAGTTTCAGAAAACACAAAAGGAATTAATCTTCCATCCCCATAAAACTTATCTATTAAATCTGTTCCAGGTCTTGATGTGACACCTCCCTGTGCAAGCTGTCTAAAATTACGCAAACGCAAAGCGCCCTGCAAATAATGTTTAAGATCTGTTCTTCCTCGCATTCGCGGATCTAGTTCGCCAGATGAGAACGTAGTTATTGAACTCATTGCTCTCGACATTAAAGCAGTCCTTCATTTCCCGATCTAAGCCCACGTCTTGCAGCCAAAAACTGTTGAGTAGTAATTGCTCTTGGAGTGGATTGACCTCCATCTTGTGATCTAGCTTTTCTCTTGTAAGTGTCGCCAATTGAAGCCAATAATTTTGCTTTTTCTTCGTTTTCCGTTAAGCCCATACAAAACATAGCAGCAAGCGCATGAATAATAGACATTCTAAAATGTGGAGGCCAAGTTGCAACGGGCGGTTCAACTGTTCTTTCAATACTAATCACAGAATTTGCGTCAGCATTAATAAGCAATTTGTCGCCTTCCATTTCCCATTCACCATTTATGCTTCTTCCGCGCTCAAGCACATTCCATATACGGACCGTTCCTACCGGAATCTGGAATACACCCAGTCCTGTTGGATGTGTTACGCTTACAACAAATGATGTTGTCGTTGTTTCTGTAGCGAATCTCCACCGTGTTTCAAATAACTCTGCTTCAATAACATCTTCTAATATTGTATTAGCAACTAAAGCTTGAGTTGATTGATCGTCTAAAGACGTAATTGGTGTATCGCCAACCAAAATTAACGCTGAATTAACTAAGTCAATTTTGGTTTTACTCATAATTTATTTCTTCTTTTTTTTAGTATAAGCCATTTAAGTCTCCTAAAAATAAAAGGGGGAAACTGGATTTAAAAAGGAGCCGTCTTTAAACCCAAATTTATCCCCCTCTTATAAGCCACAATAAGTAAGCAGCTTAATCTGTATCGGTTGTTGCAAACGCATTCATGTCATTAACATCAACAACGCCTGCCGCACTATTTGCACTTACAACCATATGACCTGTGGCATCTCCTAATTTAGCCATGATTACATCGCCAATATTTAAGAACCCACTTGCCGCATTGAAGTAGCCCGAAGAGTCTGCAACTGCTTTGTTATCCGCAGATACATACATATACTGAGTAAACCCAGCACTTGAAGCTACACGAGAAAGTTTTTTAAATTCAAAAGCCATTATCTTTCCCCTTTATTCTGTGTATTCAATTGCTTCAAGACCTTCTTGGTCAATAATGACCGATCCTAAAGCAAGAGAGCCAACAAAAAGCCATGCAGCATATTCGTTTTCCCAAGATGGGGTAATGTTTGGTTCAGCGTTCATGCCAAGACCCATTGCGCTTCTATGGTAGGCAAAGCTTGTTCTAGTTGTTCCCGAAACCGGAAGACCACTAAATGTAAAGAGCAACATACCAAACCATCTTTTAGCAGTAATGCCAGTAGGCCAAGGCAACTGATCTGGACCAATGTAATCGGCATCAGAAAACTGATCGATGCTAATTAAATCATTCCATCCAGCAGGACTAACTGGCATAAATCGCGCACCATCATCAGGAACATCTCGGTTCCCCATTCGGGTGTGGACTTCTTGTATTTTTGCTAAAGTCAAACCAGTACTGCCATGAACTTGAGTGTTTGCAGCTGCACAGGCCGACATTGATGTTGTAAGCACTTCATCAACTTTACGGCCTAACGCTCCAGCAATCGCTTGAACCGTTACTTGTCGTTCGTCAATGTTAGTTTTAAGCATATCTAGTTTGTCAATAAGCTCACCGGCATAATAGTCATCCATTGTAACTGTGACCTTTGTGTGGTCTAAATTCATCAATGGTACTTTACCGTGTCTTGCTTTTTGTCCTGCAACGCCTTTTCCTATTTTCGGAAAAGTATCGTCGGTAGCAGATACCTTTTTCTCACGAACTGTATTTCTTAGCTTAGAACCCATACGCTGAAAAGCAACGTGAACTTCGCTTTCGAATTGCGAGATAAAGGTAGCGTCAATTGTTGGAGCCGCCATTTTTAACTTCCTTTATAAATTAAACACAAATCGGTTGTTCCGTTGGCAGTCGCTAACTTGGTTATTCCCGAAGGGCCAAAGCTTGTGCGTTATGGGCCGATGATTATTGGTATCTAAAGAAATGAAGGGTTAGTACGCACAATTTAATTTACTTATCTTTATTCCGGTTATTCCACAATTGAAAAAGCGTCTCAACTTTTTTAGTTAAATGCTCAACGTCAATTTTAGTTTTAATAATAGCATAAGCCATGCCTCCCAATACAGCGAAAGCTGCTATTGCTGAATTAAGCCAAGAAAGAGCGTCAACGTTTTCCATTAGCGTTTATTGCCTGGTTTGAATTTTAACATAAGCTTTAATTAACTCAAGCGAGTCTCCGTAAGAAACAGAACAAAGCCATACATTTTTCACGCTTTGCAAAGCTGTCCAATGTTGTGTTTTTTTATTAACTGTAATAATAATTAATTCATTACGTTGATTTGTTGCTCTTAAAACAGGCACTTCGTTATGTGTTTTTTTCATAGTTTGCAATGCTGTTTTTATAGGCAGGCAATAGCGGTTTTGATTTTCAGCACGAGCAAATTTAGCCCATAACAAAACAAGGATCATTCCAACAAACAAAATAATTATTAATTTTTGTTTCAAGGCCAAACCTTTCCTAAAATTGCACTGCCAAAATATCCAACTCCAGCTCCTATTAAAGTAAGGACTGCTCCTGCTCCTCTCCATCTTGCAAGTTGATCGTTTTGTTTGCTTACTGTTTTATTTATTTGCTGTACGTCTAATTGTAATCGTTCAACTTGCGCTGACAATCTTCCCATTTCTTTGAGGATGTCACCGCTATTCATTAGAGCCTAGCAAATCCTTGAGTGATCTCCTCAATAAGTTTAGGATCTCTATGTGCTGGGTCCCAATATTTTGGGCTATTCATTAACTGTTGCAATTCTTCAATTGTTCTTTTTACTGGAGCAGATGCTTGACTATCAACTAATCCACCGCTTTTGCCTACCATTCCCATTAATTCTTCAACAGCCATTAATCCTTCTGCTGAATTTGCTACTTTTGCAAGCTGTTCTTGAGTTTGAGTAGAAAGCTTTTCAGACCAAGATTTTACTGCATTTACTCTTGTTTGAGCGTCATCTCCTAGCTTTGCCATTTCAGCTTCAATGTTAGGGGCGTTTTTTTGAACTGCGTCAATATATGCGCTTACTCCTGATTGAAATTGCTCGTTGTCTAACCCCATTGTAAAAGATTGCTCTCGCCAAAAAGATAAAAGTGGATCAGTGTCTGACCATTCAACACCTTCAAGTTCTGGAGTTGTATACTTTGATAAATCTTCTGGCCTGCTTGCAAGTCTTTCGTCTGCTAACTCGGCTCTTAAAACTTCGTTTTTAGTAAACATTTTCTTTTCTAAAGCAGTATAGGCTTCAGCCATAGAATCTACTTTTGCTGAATTTGTTTCAGAATCCCAAAACTTATCAGGGATATTGTCAGGACGATCTATCGTCTCTACTGATTCTGCTGTTTGCTCTGTCCCAGAGACTTGTAACGCTTCTTCCATCGGATACTCCATTTTGAGATTTAAGTTTTTCAGACGTTTCAATTAATTGTATTATATCTGCATACACAGATCTTCTGCCTTCCATATAAATTACTTCGGAAGCTTCAATTGGCGGGGATAAAACTTGGTTAATAGTTAATGACCGCAAGTAATCTAAAAATATTTCTCCATCCCCTTCTGTAAATAAAGCGTTAGCAATATGCGCTACCGCAGCTCTTGAAATTTCTGTCATTGAGGCTCGCCTCCTTTTTGAGCTTCTAAAGCTGGGGCAAGTTGCCCAATTGTTTCCTGTAACAATCTTGCTTGCTCCTCCTTAGAGCGCAAAAGCTTCATTGGGACTTGTTGTCTTTCGGCATACCATCTTGCAGTTTCATCTTGGTCAATTAAAACTTGTGTCATTTGAGGGCCAAAAATTTGTGCCATTCGCTGCATGTAACTATCCATGTTTGTTACGTCTTGCATTCTTTGGGCTGCGGCTAAAGGAGATTGAGACACAACTTTAATTGTTTTTCCGTTTATTACTGGTAACTCAATAAGTCCTTTTTGCTTCATAATATAAACAACTCGTTGAATTACTGGCTCAACTAATTCTTTCATTAATCGCCCAAAGGCTGGACCAATCTCTTGAGCTAATTGCGCCATACGCTCTGCAACTTCAGTTGCGCTCATTGGTGTGGCTTCGTGCGGCCTACCTAATTGTTGATTGTATAAAGCGCGTTTTATATTATGACGCATATCGTCTAAAACAAGTTGGCCAACGTCAAATCTTGCTGGAGTTTGCAACGGATCAATCCGACTGCCTGGAGCGCGAGGAATTATTATTCCAGGACGAAGAGAAATACTGTCTGGGTTTATAACTCCATCATCATCTGCTTGCCACATACCTGAAATACTCATGTCAGCGTTTTCAAGAATTAGCTGAACTACTAGATTGCAAGTTCGTATTGCAGGGAGCGCATTTATAACAGGGCCGCGTCCATAGCTTTCTCCAGCGGCTTTGCTCCATCTAAATAGCACCCAAGGATTTGATCCTCTTCCTTCATATCTTTCTTTATGCAATTCAGCTTCTAAAGAAGGAATATGACAAACGTAGTCCCAATTTCTAACATTTGGAGAAGATCTATCTCTTATTGTTGATTGCATAATTTCTATAGTGTCATTGGATTGATTCCTTGATTTGACAATTTCCCAAACATCTTTTGGCATATCAGGAAACATAATTGGAAGGTGCTCAATCTTGCACAATTTTCTATAATGCACATCGTCTACTAATCCGTCTGGCCCATCCTCTAACGCAATTTCCGTTAAAGGAATTGCTTGGAATCTTAATGGGTCAACAGAATCTCCTGCTGTAATATTTAATACGCCAGTTCCAACAGCTAAATCGTGTAAAGCTTCATTTATTTCTTGGTCAAAATTTGAATTAGCAATATGGTCAAATACTTTTTCTGTAATTTTTTGCAATTCGGCATTAACCTCTTCCGCTTCTTGCTCATCAGGAATATCTGAACCAGCAACTAAATTAGCCCATCTTGCAAAAGGAGGGATTAAACTGCTTTGTAGTTCTGCAGCAAATTCTGTTACTCCGACTACTGCCGTTTCATCAAAAATGCGGTCTGTTCTTGATACGCCTACTTGATCTGAATGGTCAAATCCTTGCCTTGTTGGCATAGTGTAATCATAAGCGTCTTGAAAAAGAGATTTATATCTATCTCTTTTTGTAAAAGCGGCTTCTGCTTTTTCCTTTAAATTTTTAGGAGTCATTTGTTATCCCAATAAACTTTTTTTAACTTGCTGACCGCCACCGGCCGTTCCTGCCGAAATTAAACTGCTGTACCCAACAGCACCGTTTAACCGAGCGCTTCTTAAATTAGCAGACTTCGCGTCTGCTCTTGCTTTTTCTTCTTCCGCAGAGCGACGGGCAGCAGCCCTGTCGGCTGTTAATTGGGTGTCTGGTTTAGGACCGGACAATAGATCGCCAATTTGGCTCATTTGTTTTCTCCGCAGAATCGTCTGATGATACAAAAGAAACCGATGCGCCTGCTGATGTATACGCACAAAAAAGTTGAGTTGGCGTAAAGGCCCATGATTTAAATTTAACAAGATGCTTTATTGCAGAAACGCAAGTTGCCATTGGAAAACATATTTGGCGATAGCCAGTTTTAGGAGGCAGCGCTTTTAACACAACCCCTCCACGACGCTCAATGTTTATTAAAAAATTATCCAATTGTTTATTTGCCATTTTATATATATTAAGCCCAATTATTGAGTGGTCATAAAGATACCATTGGTCTAATTGAGGATCATACCCCAATGCAGCAACATGCTTAAATTTTCCTCTGCAAAAAACGTGATCCCACCAATATTCGTTGCTTCTTGCAATAAATACTAAATACCACGCCGAAATAGACGTTCCCATTTATCATTCTCTTTTTTCTGTGGACTCATGCGTTCTTTTTGTCTATCAAATGGGTCCCATACAGCTTTTGCATTTACAACGTTAGCTCTGTTGCGACCCATCATTTTGCGGCTTTCCCCGCCTCCAATCATTGCGTATTGCAACGCATCATGGATGTGACTAAATTTGTTTTTGTCTGGAGCGTCGTGGTATCTTTCAGTTGCTCCTGAAGCTCTAACTCTCATATAAGCGTAGCCGCCTTCAAACCCGCGTTTTAAAATAGTGCAACTAGGATCTAATAAAAATCCAGGTTTACCTTGAACAACGCGAGTTAAAGTCCCGTCCACGCTATCAATCCTTATACTTGGATCATTGCTTGGCGCAGGATAAGCTTTCAATCCGGCGGCTCTTAAAATTGAAAACGGTGTTTTCTCATCAGTTTGCGCTCTATAATCTCCAGATGGATCTCCGTAAATAATAGCGTCATCAAAATGGTCAGGGAATTTTTTGGCGAGGACGTGTTTGATTTCTTGAGAAAATTTCTCTGCCCCCATATTCGAAGCCACAAGTTCCGCTAAAACCAACCAGCGCCCAGTAGGGAGCCGTTGACAAAAAACGGCGGCTGGCGTTAATCCAAAATCCATACCAATAATCAAATCTTGATTTGGCACTACGGGAATTGGCTCTCTTGCCATATGTATTTCTGGAGCAAAGTTTGCGTACACTGATTTCCCCTCTACTACGTTTCCGATCCTGTTCATTACATAAACGTCTATCCATGATTTTGTCTTTCCTGCTACAAGTTTCGGGTAATAGGTTTCAACAAGGTTGTGTTTATTTTCAGCTTTTGGATTTGGCTTGTAATCAATAACTTCTCCATCTGGGGACTTTACTTCATTTAACGCAGAAGGCTGACTATAAAAAGACCAGTCATCTGGGCGAACAAGCATTAAAGCTTCTTCACGAGTAAGGTATTCAGGCAACGGAACTTCTCCAGACATAATTGCCCACCAGTGATCTTCATCAGGAGCGTTTGTGTCCATTATTACTCCATACCAAGATGGGCCTCCGTCTTTGCGACTTGGAAAACGCCCGACGCGCATTGTGCAAGCGTCAATAATAGATTTAGGAACTTCTCTTGCTTCATTAATCCAAATGCCTGTGAACTCAATAGATAAAAGTTTTCTAACATCTTCATCTCTATCTAAAGCAAGAAAGATTACTTCTATTTCAACGTCAGCAAATCTGACCATATGCGTGTAAGGCACAGACCA